ATCGGATATGTATATGTTTATAGGCCATGACCCTTATGTAGAAGAAGGGTTTACTAAAGGTGGATCAGTAGGCTCTACTTACATCCTTATGAACCCTGCTTATATATCCAGTGGTATGCCAGGGAATATTATCGTAGCTTCGTATATAGATAAGCCGTTAGGTGGCTTAGATGAATATTATGAGACACAAGAAAAACTACTGGCATTTTATGGTAACCCACCACAAGGGTTATGGTTTGAAAAGAATAGGGGAGCAGACTGTAGGGCACATTATGTAAGAAAACATAAAGCTTATCTGTTATGCTTTACTCCACAGTACCAAGAAGGTATGGATATTAGGCAAAAGAACATTACTTCTTTTGGTTACTTGGTAGGTAATAGGGTTACTAAGCTCAGGCTTGCTAAGATGATGCGGGACTGGCTATTAGAAGAGACAGAGATACACTGTGGTGATCCTAAGTATGATGGTATCAAAAAGAACTTTGAAAGGATACCATGTTTATTCCTTATAAAACAAATGATAGCTTACGACTTAGACGGTAACTTTGATGCCTTTGATGGTTTCAGGGGTGCCGTACTTGGCTTACGGGAACACGAGACTAAATTAGCTGCAACTACTTCAAAAGAAAGAAAGCAACAAGAAAAGAAGTTGTTACAGTATTATGTAACAAACGAAAGAATATTTAAAACTAATGAACGACGCTATAAAACTTCGTGAAAAGATTAAAGACAGGGAATGGTATAAATATCAACTTGAGAGATATGTACCATACACTGCATCTCCTATAGTACATGACTATATGGAGATGAAAAAACTCTATGAGTTTGTAAACAATGATCTATCTAAGTTTAAAGATGACATTGCTTACTACTGTGGTTCTTTAGAGGAATATGGTGCTACTGAAGAAACCCTTGTACCATACAATCCTATACCCAATAAGCTGGAAGTACTTAAAGGTGATCTTCTAGCTCGTGGTCTCAATCACAGGATTATGCTCCTTACGGCAAAAGCTATCAGGGATAAAAACCAAGAACTCTTGAAAGCTTTTGAAATGAGTATTAATGAAGACTTATCTCTTGAGATACAAAAACAACAAGCTTTGATGGAGGGTATGTCTAAGGAAGAAGTCGATCAGTACATAGAATCACTAAGGACACAACTTTCCCCCAAGGACTTAGCAGTTAAAACATTTCAAGGAGAGTCCGAGTCACTGTATTCTAAGTTACTACAACATGCAAATGTAGATCAAGCTATTCAGTCTAAGAAACTGGAAACACTGGAAGACTTGGTTACTGTATCTAGGGTGTTTTTGTATACTGGTTGGAAGAATGGTAGACCTTATATTAAAGTACTTAATCCTTTACATGTTGGGTTTCAGAAAAGCCCTGATACACAGTTTATAGAAAAAGGTGATTATGTATTTCATTGGGACGAGATTACTGTAGGTGATGCACTCCTTGAATATCAGAACAGGCTCGATGATGAAGAGATACAGAAAATCCTTGATTATAGCTATACGCTAAATCCGTTGACAGAAAGTCATATGACAAAACCCGTCTTTGACCATGTAAAGTATTATTCGTTACTTACTTCACTAGGTGAGTTTAGGAGAAAGGGTATTGGCACCCATCAAGGTAATCAGCTTACTAATTATAATCTTAATCAAACTATCCAACGTCTACACTTGGAGTTCAGGGCTTTTAAAGAAGTTATCTTCTTGACCATTAAAGATGAGTATAATACGCATGTGACGTTACAAGTAGATACCGATGTTATACCATCATATGCTTCTAAGGTTAAATATACAAACAGGTGGATGGAAGAATCTACTAAGTATGTATGGGTAGATGAAGTTTCTAATCTGGAAATGGAAGCTGAAATCTTAATGATACCTAGGAGGTATGAGGTAACAAGGTTAGGTAGTGATATCTTAGTTGATTATCGTGAAGTACCTTTTCAACCTGATTATGGCGATAATCCATTTTCTAAGTTTGAACTATCGTATAAAGGTACGATACTGTACAATAGGAACGCTAAGTGGATATCTTTGGTACAACGTGCCATGCCTACAGCATTTCAGTACATGGCAGCTAAAAGACTTCAAGACAGGGAAATTAGTAAGTATGTTGGTCAGGAAAGGGCTATTGATGTTGACCAGGTACCTGATGAACTTGGACAAGATCACGAGACCAATGCTGAAATGTCTACAGACCCTACACTAAAAGCTGAGGTAATAGCAAGGAAGACAGGTACCAGGTTTTATTCCAGTGGTAGGAGTGCAAATGGTTTGCCAGCAGCACCTACCAGGACTATTGGTGTTACATATAATGTGGTAGATACCAGCCCTCAACTTCTTAACATACAGAACTTCTGTTCTATGTTGGATATGGAAGTAGGTATGCGTATGGGTATACCGCCACAAAGGGAATCCCTTACCATGCCCAACACTAATGTTACAGATAACAGACAAGCACTGGTACAATCTACATTAGCTACACAGACACTGTTCTTTACTCTTGATATGGTATGGGCACATGCCCTTGACGAGCATATTATGAATATGCGTACTTATATTAAGAATTATCTACAGGATAACCCCAACCTCAAACACTTTGACTTGGAATATATGTTGCCTGATGGTACTAAGGAATATATGTCAGTAGAACCTAAACATGTAGATAAACTTGAAGGTCTAGGTCTGTACCTGTTTGATAATGGTAGGGAACAACTGTACTTTAATTATATGTTGCAGTCTGTATTCTCTTTTGCACAAAATGCTGGTCAAGGTGTGGAACAGGTATCCAGTGTACTTAAAGCACTCACTACCACTAACTCTGTAGAAGAGATGCATAAGATCTTAGCTACTGAATCAAGATCAATGCAGGAACGCATAGATAAGCAACAACAGGAACAGATGCGTTTAATAGAAGAACAGAAGAAAGCTATGCGCGAACTTGAACAATATCGTGCTGATCTTAAACTGGAAGGAGATCTAGCTAAGATACGTGAGCAACGTATATCTTCCAGGGAGATAGCTGAACTACAGGCACAATCATTAGCTAATCAATATGACATCAATAAGAACAAAGAAAACGATCTTATTGAAAGAGATAGGGAAAAACAAATATTTGAAGCTAGCGAAAAAGAAAAAGACAGACAACATGAAGAAAACCTTGCCCGTATCAAAGCAAGTAGTATGAATCAAAAATCAAAGTAAAGTATTTTATTTAAGTTAATTCTAATTTTGAGACAATGGAAAAAAAATCGCTGTTTGAAGATCTGATAGGATTTGATGAACCAGTGAACTTGGAAGAACCTGTAGAGAAGGAAGTCATTGAAGACGAACCTCAAGAAACCCCTGATAATAACCTTGAGGATAGTCCTGAAGAAGAAATTGATGATAGGGTAAAAGTACTCTATGATATTTTGGTAGAGTCCAACATCATACCTGAGGATGAAGAGTTTCAACCTACTGTTGAAAACTTTGAAACATTAGTTGCCGATTTACCGGAACAGATGTTTGCCCAGGCAGTATCTACCTTACCTGATTTTGCACAAGAACTTCTTCAGTTAAGTTTTCAAAAACCTGATCTTTCCGTACAGGATTTTGCCGAGTTCTTTGACACATATTATTTAAGGCCTTCTTCCATAGAAGCGCCTACCACTGATGATGAAGCGTATGAGTTCCTCAAACCGCTCATCATGCAGACCAAGTTGTTCCCTACAGAAGAAAAAGCCACACGTTATCTTGACGACTTGTTACAAGATGGTCTATTACTTGAAAAAGCACAGGAAGTATATAATGACCAACAACAACTTGTACAACAAGAAAAACAAGAACAGTTAGAACTTGTACGTCAACAAAAATTACAAGAAGAACAACAGCGTGTGCAGTTTTACGAACAACTTTATGATACTGTACAAAGCCTTGATTGGGACCAGGCCAGGAAACAAGCGGTACTGGAAAACCTCAAACCCGATGAAGCTGCACGTAAAAACGACTTGATCAGCAAATCACCAAAAGCACTTGCACAACTTGCTGACATCTACTCGTATTTTGACGAAGCTAAAGGGGAGTTTGACTTTAGTGAACTAGGCATACGCAAAGTATCACAAAAAGTAAAAGCTTCCAAAGACAATATTGAGCGGGACAAGATATCCTCTCATCTTTCTAAAATCAAAACAAACCCGAAAGACCCTGGTGGTTCTTTCTGGTCTTCATTTAAACAAACCAATTAATTTTTAAAACATGTTAAGACGTAGATCGGCTCTTGAGAAAGTAGTGCGCACAGGTTGGGGAGGCTCTTATGCAGACTCTTTTACCCATGCACAGCTATTTCGCAGTTATGGCCCCACGTATTTCGGCATGGTAGATGCACAACTCTTCTCCTCTGAAATTGAATCCAACATTATCAATAAGCCTTGGGTATGGATGACAATGGCACAAGGTAATATGATGACCACACAACCTGGTCACACTGATTATTGTTGGAGGCTTGCAGAAGATGTGCAAACCGATGCCAGGATTACACGGGTAGACACAAACCTTCCTACCTATCCAGGTAAAGGTAACACACAGTTCAAGATTTATCTTGACAGGGGTTGGTTCCATGCACCTGTACTTCTGAAGACAGATAGTGCTGATGCACCACTCCTGCGCATTGTAGGTAGCCCTGTACAGGTAAGTGCTACTGAATGGGAATATGTTGTACAGCTCCAGTCTGGTGACCCGAATGTATACATCCTCCCTAAGTACCTTGAAACTAACCGTAGGGTTATTGACGGTG